TACATATTTCTACTTGAGATGACATGGTACCTCCAAAGAAAATAGCGATAGCTCGCTAACCGCACCACTCAAGCAGGTGCCGCTGTAAGCCCGGAGGTCTCGGGCTTATTCTACGACGTACTTAACAGAAACAACTAACGTCCCAGAAGCTGGCAATGAAGCACCAGCAATGGTCAAGAAAAGTTGTTCAGGTGCAGTCAACGGTACGTTCAAAGCAGCGGCAGGGCCGAATGTTTGAGGCACGTTGGCGGTTGTTACCGCACCAGCAGCTTTGTATTTCCCGGTGTTGCCAGTAATACCAAGTGCTAACGTAGCGGAACCAGTGGTCACGGATGTCGTCATAACGACTTCCAGAACACGTGCCCCGATTGGGAGTAAACCACCACCGATAACAATCGTATCGGAAGTCGTTTGGGTTGCGTATGTAACGGTGTCCGTCAAGGAACGAATTGTACCACCATGTTCCCCAGGCGACGCTTTTGTCGGGGGATTGGTGTTGAACACGTTCGCTGCGGCAGCTCCATATAAAACAGCCATAATATATTTCCTTTCCTATTAGGTTGCCAACGCTTTAACTTCGACAACTTTGCTGTTCTCCAAACGGGTAGCAGCCATCGAGAGCGAAATGTACGCTTCCCAAGGTTCGCCACGTTTGTCAGTGCGTTTGTTGATCGAAATTTTCGGGTTTTGTGCAGTGACCAAGCCCATACCTGTTTTGTTCCAGGCAAAGCAACGGCGATAGCCTGAACCATCAACAGGTAAGCGTGTCGATTGGATGAGTTTAAACCCAACCAAACCTTCGACTTCACCAGTTACGAGGTTTTTGGCAGTCACGAAGTCAGCCGATGTCGCTTCGGCAGTGGCCAGCAATTTGGCATGGTTGACCGGATCGAGAACAAAATAACGATCTTCCATTGGAACATCAGCGTTGTTCAAAACAGCAGCTGCTTCAATGAGTTTGGAAATCGTCACGTTCGCGTTACCAGAACCTGAACCATAAGCCCATGAGTTGATGGCAACAGTGTTCGTCAACGATGAAGTCGATGAACCGGTTTTGCCAGTTTTCATGTCAGCATAGAGAGAAGCGATAATGATGTCGTCGATTTGACGGCCCATTTGAGCAGCTTGAGCAGCAACGATCGGGCTGGCTGGATCGATGAGCATTTTCAGCTTATCGAAAGAATCAACCATTTTGGAATCGTCATAATCAAGCAAATCAACAGCGCGGCGCTCAAATAACGTGTCCGTGTTTTGTTTGTCTTCAAAACGGGTCGTAACTTGGCTCATCGCTGAGTTGGTGTTGTACAGCTCAAAATAAAACCGTTCGCCAGTCGCCGTTTCGTTCATCACGAGCGGACGCAGCTTGGATTCCATTTGCTGAGCCATCATCAACACATTTTGTCCGTAGTTTTGTACGAACGATGTAGTTGGGTTTGTAAAAGACATGAGAGTCTCCTTTGGGTTAGACAATAGAAATCAGGTCTGCCGTATCCTTTAGGGATCAGCTAACCACACAAATGATTTCAGAGTTGTCTAACCTAGGAGATAGTAGGATCAGCGCTTGCTGGTTGTCCCATCCTTGGCTGGATTCTGCGGTTTATCAGCTTTTGCAGATTCTTTCGAGTTGCCCACTACTAGCTGATTATCCAAGAATACCATAAAGTGTTCTGCTGTGTCAAGAACATGTTGCACATTATTTGTGACAGCTCCCTTGGCAAAATACTTTACAGCTTGGTCGAGCGCGAATTGTCTATTGTCCATGATTACCCCGGATACGCAAATTCAAACAATTTGTTCTGTTGCGCCACGAAATAATCATGTTGCGGATGCCCTTTATCCAACATAGCTTTCATGTATTCCGGATTTGATTTAAGCGCAGCTAATTGTTGCTGTGCGTCTGCTGGTGACAACGCACCATTTGTTGTGTTGCCATTTGACAGAAGAACTGAACTTTCGCCAGTCTTATCCGACATCGCAACAAGAAACTTAACCATGCGCGGATCTTTGAATACTTCCGGGTGTTCCGCGATAAAGTCTAGCGCACCTTCACCCATGTTCTTTTCAACAAGGTTTACAGCGGCGTCCAGCTTACGATCTTTAGCAAGACCCAATTCTTTTGTAATTTCTTCGTTCCAAGCAGAAAATTTCTGATCTTGTTCTGCCTTCATCGCTTCTTGTGCTGCTTTGCTCTGGCCGAAGAAATCACCTAAAACACCGTCAACTTGCTTCTGATTCAGCCCTAAATTGTGCAGTTTACCGGCCCAATCTTTAAGAACGTTACCATCTGCCGCATCTTTATACGGGTCCAAATTATACGCATCCGGTGTCTCTGGGCGGCCTAACTTGTTGTACACAGCGTCCCATGCTTCTTTAGAGTCGTCGCGTGGGATAGGAAGTAACGCGCCCTTATCTAAACCAACCATCTTGGCGGCTGATACATAAGACTTAGCAAGATCAGCAACGGATTGGTGGTTTGCAAACACACCTTCACCGCGCAAATCTTCCGGAAGCATTGAGATAAATGCATCCCGTGGATTGCCTGGGTTTTCTGGATTAATAGCGGAAGGAACTGCGTTTACCGCTGGTTCCTGCCCTTGTACTTGCTCAATGACCTCGCTCATAGTTGACCTCCACTTGGTTTGCGTCAATTAGTTCTTGTAATGCGTTTAAATCGTAATTCATTTTTTGAATAATAGCAAGGATCACTCTGCGCTCACCCTCTTGTATGTCAAACGATCTCCCAGCAAGAATAAATGGCTTAAGCACACCATATTTCTTTGCAAGATCAGCAAGCACAATCTGGCCTGCTTCCGTCGAGAAACATTCCTTGTAGTACTCTATATATTTTTTGGCAGATATTTTCTTTGACATGTGACCTCTCACTAAATCATACCAGATTCAGACATTGCCCCCGCGACGTTCTTAGCTGTTTTCCCGTAGCTTTCAGCAACTTGGGCCTGTTGTGCCATAGCCGCTTGCTGTTGTTGCTGTTCTTTCATAGCCTCTACTTCTTCATCTGCGCGTAGATATTTCTCCGGCCAAGCGTAGGTGTTACGCAATTGGTCTTTGAATATTGCATTAGCATCCACAAGCATTGGAACAGACTGATCAAATTGCGCGAGTTGCGCCCCAATTGAAAGCCCTTGTAGGACTGTGTTTGCTTGCACAGCGCGTTGGGCAATAGCAATGGGTGAAGTGTATTCTATCGCCAACTCTCGGCCCTGCGCGGAACGCGGGGGGCGGGGAAGGAGGCCGTTATCAATCGCGAGAAACATCGTTCGATTGATGAGTGGCGATAGAAACTCGGAGGCTAGACGTGACAAGATAGGCGATAATTGACGCAAGCTATCCTGTGTCCGTTGATTAACTTCCACAGTGGTCATACGATCCACTTGCGGTAAGTTCATCCAATCTACGTAGAACATTTTCTGAATAAGTGCACGCTTCTGCTCGATGAGCGCGTCAAAGTAATTAGGCTGGAATCCATTCTGCCAGAACTTAGGTTCGCCCAAATCTGGGTTGTAGAAGTTAATCGAGCCTGGATCTAAGCGCAGGGGAAGGATCATACCTTCTGCTGGGGACAACAAGGGAGGATCAGTGTTCTTCGCAGCAGCGCGAGTCATGATCTCAACCATTGTATTTAATTGGTTCGCTTCCGAGTAAGCTGCGATACCAGGACCGTAGCCGTAAGCCTCGCCAGCACGCTTACTCCAACGCGCAAACATAAAAGGAAAATCATCAAATCCTTCTTCCAACATCAAATGTTTATTTGTTGCGTCCACGAAGCACGATTTATATGGCTTCTTATCTTTAGACGCTCCACGACCGTAATGCTCATCACGTGGCTCGATGGCTTGCACCACTTCAAATGTAATGGCTACGTTATCGCGGTAAGCCTTCACGACTTTCTCGTGCACGTTCTTCTCACCAAAGCGACGGATCATTTCCACAGGGCGGTACGAGCGGCACAGATAAATAATATCATTCTTACCGTTCTCGTTTTCCATCGTGTAGCATGAACGCAACTGCTCCGTGTTGAACATGATGCGGCCATCTTTGTACGTGACAGCCATGGCAGCGTTGCCAAATGCAACAATATCCAGGTAAAACTCAAATGCCGCTGTGGCAAATGAACTCTCAGGAGACGAGAAAATATCGAATAGGAAATCCGTGGCGTTATCCAACCATAAGCGAGCCTCACGGCTTTCTCCACCCTTCAATCGGATGTAAGCCCACTTTCCAGCAGGAGGCGTGAGCATACCATGTAACCCACCAGCGAGCTGTTCCGTCGCATGCAATGCAGTCGAATCATAAAGCTTCTGTGTCCGACGCTGACCTGGGGTTCGCTCAACGGTGAAGTCCCGTTTGGGCAACATAAGATCCGACACTTGCTGCCACGTTGATTCATACGTGTAGCGGTCGGACTTCATCTTAGATAGACGGTCCAGGTAAGGTTTGACGTTTGATTCCACTATTAGCCCCCTAATAGGCTTGACCGGCCTCGGCCTAAATATGTATTTTTATCGCTATCACTCATAGGTAATCCTGCATTTTTTTTCTTATTAGATATAAAATCAACGCGGTCAGATAAACTTAAAGACGCATAAGAAGGATCTTTATTGTATTTTAATTCATCTGCCCTAGTAACTGGTAATTGATTTTCTTTAAATGCAGCGCCCATAATATTAACCCCCCAAAAGTGTTTTGCGTGTTGCGGCCCCGGCATCTGCCACGGCACCGCTTAGATTAGATGTAATGTTCCCAGTTGATCCTTGGGCAAGGGCGCGACGCTTACGTTCCGCCTCCAATGCCGCCGTATCTTCACCAGCAACAGGGGCTTGGATCACTTGTGGCGTTGGCATCTTAGGTTTGGCAAAAGGATTTAAGCTACCCATATTAGGCTCCCTTGGTCACGAGATAATTCACAACACCCGATCCGCTTGCTGTCACAACTGACAACGTATCCCCATCTTCTGGGATGCGGAAGCCTTCAACTGTACCAGCGAGGATGAGCGCATCCGTCGTCACAGCAGTTGATGCCCCAGCAGTAATCCGCGCGTAGCAATCAACATTTGACACCAAACGGATACTATCTTCGCTGTTTGATTTAAACGGAGCAATGGAAGCCGAAGCAGATGTCGTGCTGGCAGATAAATTACCCGTACCAGTAGATCCTAAAGTCATAAGTCTCATAATTAGCCCTCATAAATCTGAATAGTTGCGCCAGCTGATTCGGTAGAAACAATTGCCGGAGATACTGTAATTGACGCAGCGGATGCTGTTTCCACAACGTAATCCCGCGAATTTAGCGGTGACCCCAAAACAGTGATAATGCTGCCAGCAG